CACAAATTAGTACTTGAAGGTTTATTTGGTAAGGTTTATAAAGTTACATCAACTGCAAAATTAATTGACAGAAAACAATTAGCTCCATTTCGTGTAGAAATTGTAGTATTGAAATATCCAGATGTAATTTGTGAACAATTTAGAAAAATTAAGTATGCAGATGAATTAGAATTTTTAGTTGGGCATGAGAAAAGAAATAAATATATAAGAAACCTAGTATTGTCACTTGAAGGTAATACTTTGTTACTCTTTAGATTAGTGAAAAAACATGGACGTATTTTATACGATATGATCAAGGAGAAAACAGATGATGATAGAAAAACATTTTTCGTATTTGGAGGAACAGAAACAGAAGTCAGAGAACAAATCAGAGCAATTGCAGAAACAGAACGAGATGCCATCATCGTGGCAAGTTATGGGGTATTCAGTACCGGCATCAACATTAGGAATCTGCATAACATTGTGTTCGCTTCTCCTTCTAAGTCTCGCATCAGAAATCTACAATCGATAGGTAGAGGATTACGATTATCCGATACAACAGACAAAACTACTCTGTACGATATAGCAGATGATTTACGATGGAAGAACAGAAAGAACTATGCTTATCGGCATCATGAAGATCGAATGAAAATTTATGAGGAAGAAAAATTTCCATATAAAATTCATAATATTTTACTTAAGGTATAAATGGCAATAGAACTCGATAAACAAGATCTAAAAGTAATACGATTAGATAATGGTGAAATAATCTTTTCAAAAGTAGTAGTAAATGATAAAAGTAAGGACAATGGTTATTTAGAATTACATTGGCCAATGAAAGTCATGATGAAATTTGATGATGAAGCAAAAAATACTCAACTTGCTTTACTTAAGTGGCTACCTTTTACAGATACTACATTTGTACCTTTGGCAGCGAGATGTATTATGTCTGTTTCTGAATTAGGTATAGATTATCAAGATTTTTATTTAAAATCTGTAAAAGAAGATAGTGAACATACTTCTGAACAAGGCTTAACCAAAATGTCAAAAATTTTAGCAGACTTTGAACCAGAAGGATACATGAATTAGATAGGTTGACAACTACAAATTTTATGATATAATAATATTATGGCTAAAAGAAAAACAAAGACTAGTAAAGCTCATTATGTCGATAATGCCAAATTTTTAGAGGCAATGATCGAATATAAAAAAGAGTATAACGAGGCAGTTAAAAAAGGTAAAGAATTACCAATGATCTCTGAATATTTGGGATCAGTATTTCTGAAGATAGCTCAAAGGTTATCATTCAGACCAAACTTCATAAATTATGCATTTAAGAATGATATGATTTCTGATGGAATAGAAAACTGTTTACATTATATACACAATTTCAATCCAGAAAAATCAAATAATCCTTTCGCTTATTTTACTCAAATAATTTATTACGCTTTTATTCGTAGAATACAAAAAGAAAAGAAACAACTCTACATAAAATATAAAAGTATGCAAAATTATGAATCTTCACCTGAATATATGGACTACGAAACTTCAACTGAAAATGTAGTTTCGCTTAATGATTATGAAAATTCTGATTTTAAAGTAATGGTTGATGATTTTGTAGATACTTTTGAAAAGAGTAAGAAAAAGAAAACAATTAAAAAGACAGAATCTAAGTTAGAACTTTTTATGAGTGCAGCATGAAAATAGCTTTAATTACGGATACTCATTGGGGTGCTCGTGGTGACAGTCTCACCTTCCTAAATTATTTCAGAAAATTTTATGATAATATATTCTTTCCTTACCTAGAAGAACATAACATCAAAACATTAATTCATTTAGGTGATGTTGTTGATCGAAGAAAATTTATCAATTTCAAAATACTGAATGATCTACGAACAAATTTCATTGAACGCTTGTGGAAGATGGGTGTAGATACTCATATAATTATCGGTAATCATGATACTTTCCATAAAAATACTAATGAATTAAATTCTATACAGGAAATATTTACTTCACATGAAGGAAAAATTGAACCGTGGATGTATTCTTCTCCAAAAGAAGTTGATTTTGATGGACTAGGAATTCTTATGATGCCGTGGATATGTGAAGAGAATTATGGTGAATGTATGAAAGCAATTAATAATACACAATGCCAAATTCTCATGGGACATCTTGAAGTAAAAGGATTTGAACAACATATTGGTTCATGGAGTCATGAAGGTGTAGAAGCAAAACTCTTTGATAAGTTTGATATGGCTATGAGTGGACACTTTCACCATAAGTCCGATAATGGAACAGTTTATTATCTTGGAAATCCTTATGAGATAACATGGAGTGATTATAAAGACCCCAGGGGGTTTCATATCTTTGATACAGACAAAAGAGAATTGGAATACATACAAAACCCCTATAGAATGTTTAGAAAATTATATTATGATGACAGCGAAGAAACGTTTGAATCATTAACAGAAAAAGATTATAGTGAATATGAAAATACATACGTAAAAGTAGTAGTTCAAAAGAAAACAAATCCTTTTTGGTTTGACACTATACTAGATAAGTTATATCAAGCAAATGTTGCTAATCTAGTAGTGGTTGAAGATTTTTCGGATTTAGAGTTTATGGAAGATGATGAATTGATAGATGAAGCACAAGATACATTAACAATTTTAAGTAAATATGTAGACTCATTAAACATAGAAAACAAAACTGAATTAAATATGTTAATGAGAAATTTATATAACGAAGCACTAACTGTGGAGGCAGTATGATGGAAACTTATGCAGATCTCCTTAAACGAGAAAAAGAGAAAGTAGAAAAAAACATGACTAATTATGATATGGATCAATTGCGCAGAGAAGGAAAAGTTCCAGACCTAGATAGAAGAGCAGACTATGATGGTGCATTAGGTCAAACTGATGGGCTGACCGAGCCTGAACTTGATTTAGAAAAAAGAAGAGAATTCTCTAAAGACATAATCGAAAGTGAAAAAACTACAAATATAGATATAGAAATATCAGATCAAGACCTCTTACATCTAGCCAAAGCGGCTCATGATAGAGATATAACCTTAAATCAATTATGCGTTGATGTTCTTAAAAGTGCTTTTGATGATCTTGATTATCGATTTGAACATTCCTCAAAACCTGTCGTACTAAAAGAATACTAAACCTTGATATATTTTAAAAATATTAGGTGGAAAAATCTGCTGTCTACCGGCAATCAGTTTACAGAAATTGAATTAAATAAAATTTCCACTACATTAATTGTCGGAGAAAATGGATCAGGCAAATCTACTGTATTAGATGCGTTATGCTTTGGTCTATTCAGTAAACCATTTCGAAGAATCAATAGACCCCAATTAATAAACTCTATTAATGATGGTGGACTGTTAGTAGAAATAGAATTTGAAATTGGTAGTAGATTTTACATGGTTCGCAGAGGAATCAAGAAAAATATCTTTGAAATTTTTGTCGATGGCCAAAGATTAAATCAAGATGCTAAGTCTCAAGATCAACAAGAGTATCTTGAAAAAACAATCCTCAAATTAAATTACAAATCATTTACTCAAATTGTTTTATTAGGAGCAAATCATTATATCCCATTTATGCAATTAAAGACACAAGATCGTAAAGGTATTGTTGAGGATTTACTTGATATTCAAATATTCTCTGTAATGAATCATTTATTGAGATATAAGATATCAGAAAATAAAGAAGAACATCAAAACGTTGAAGTCAATAGAAAATTAGCTTCTGGAAATATTGACACTACTGAAGGTGTAATTAATGATTTAAAAAAGACTAAGAAAAATCAGATTCAACAAAATGAACGTGATATTAGTAACAATGAAGTAGAAATTGAGTCATTAAATACAAAAATCAAAGGATTGATGGACTCAATATCAAATGATAAAACGGCTCAAACTCTTAAGGAGTTACAAGGTTATCAAGATGGTATTGAACGAAAAATGATGGCAGCAGAAAGGGAAATTGAATTTTATGAACAAAATGATACTTGTTCTACTTGCAGTCAAGAATTAAGTGAGGAACACAAAACCAAGATGATCCATGAACATCATGGAGTGATGCATGCAAGTAGAACAGGATTATTAGACCTTGGCCATAAAATTAAAGATTTAAAAAAACGATTAGAAGAAGTAACAAATACTCAAACAGCTATTACTACACATCAAAATCAAGTTCAAGCAATTGGTGGTTATATTACAAAGCTAAAAGATC